GCAGGTTGGTCACGTTCTTGAACGCAGGTGGTAAGCGGAACTCAATGTATCTACTTTGAATGTTGACCGCTGAATACTTGCCGGCACGCTTGTAGTTGTCCGGCTTACGTTGTATTTGCGAGTAGTGGTTAGTAATCCGGTGTCTCCATATAGTTAGAAACAACGGCACGAATGCTTGAATCGAATCGAAAAATTCCTCACCCGATATACCGCGCTTACCTACATTGATGTGTCCACCACAATTACTGCCGTAGTCAGCGTTGATATGGTCACGAAGTATTCGGCCCTCCAAAGCACTGTCTAACAGCGGGTCATTCAAGTCATAGATTGGACTGACTAATTCAAAGCCGGTCTCATCGCATAGGCTACTATCCGACTCGCGGCACCACCCTGTCTCATCCACAGCATCCAAGTCCCACGTATCTAACGGGTCATCATCTTCCTTCTCGACCTCGAAGCCGATTGTGTACACAGTGTCACGTGAAGTGAAGTCCCTGCGAAACCCACTATGGTATTCATGCAGTTGGCGGTCATTCTCCTCTTGAAGTCGGTACTCCTCATTGCGCTCACTCCAAAAGATATTCGAACCACAATCATCAATGTGGTACGTGCCCCCATCTTCCTCGCAGTACAGCGTGTCATCTGTCCAACACCACCCGCCTTCGTACATACTGTACGCCCCATCTATGTAGGAAACACTGCACTCATTGTCGTAGTCTGGCCACCATATCTTGTCACCACACACAAGTGTTTTTACATCTGACACGTACTCGTCATTAAGTATGGTGACTCTATTGAAACCCCCATCGTGGTGCAACATAGGTCTATCACACATCGCTTCTCGAGCAAACTCTCCCTCGTACTCGCTCGGTGCTGTAAGCATTAAGCAGTCATCTAAATTCTCGACTTCGCCGTTAAAACAAACGACTTGTCCATCTTTCAATTCATCCATAGGCATATGTTTATGTGCATCATTAGCCCTGCACATTTAGGCTTAGGGGACTGCATGGGACTCGAACCCATAGTACACCCAAACACCACGTTATAAACCAAAACCAAAAGACTTGGTGCTTGTGTAGCAGTCCGTTTATAGTGTGGTCTCCACTACCAAATCATCCCTACAAACATAGGGTAACTATCTGACAATCAGCGTTAAAGAAATGTTAAAACTCATTCTCAACCTTCGGTTCAACGTATGAGCGATCGGATAATACCTACGTCTACCGTACCGTACTTGTCATGTACCTTACATAGGTACGCCCAAGCCTCGCGTATTTCCTTCTCGCTCCCTCTCCTTCTGCCGGTGTGTATAGCAACAGCCCGGCTCAGTCTTTGTAACTCATTCATGCTCATTCATATTTGTTTAGGGGACTACGAGTGTCTCGCTCACTCAGTGCAACAGGGGCATAGGTATCCCCTTTGCAGGTAGTCCGTTGTAGGTGTGGTCACCACCATCCAAAAAGTACAGTTCTATTTCCGCTTTGCCCTACGGGTTTCACGTTGGGCTTGTGCCCTGTATACCTTGCGGTCAATCCGGTCAGCGTACATGTTTTCAAGTGCATCGGCTTTCATCTTACCCCGAACCTTGCGCTTACTTGCACTTGCAGTCTTACCGCCCAGAGTCGGTGCGCTCACCACTCGGACTACGTACTCATAGCCCTTGTGGTTGCGTTGTGTTGCGAAATTCCCCATTACACATTTGTGTTTTGAGGGGCAACAAACATATCGAAGTTGCCTTGCACAAGTAAGCGGAACTGCGGGTCACGGACACTCTTGTAGGCACCAGCCAGTAGGTCTGTGTAGAAGCCGAACGATGCGAAGGCTTCGGTGTTGATGAAATCTTCGAACAGGTTTTCGATGAAGTCACGCCCCATTGTGCTTTCGAGGGCTTGCAATTGTGTGGTTGTGTTGGGTGTTGTGTTGTCCATAAGGCAATCGTTTTTAGTTTTCGGTTATCGTTTCAACACCACAAACAACCAACAAGATTTTTTAATAATATCACAACAAAATGTTAAAATCCCTGCGCATTATGCCCACCAATTTTCCTGCGTACATACAGGATCAGGCGTCGCGCGATGCTGCTTCACGCGTAAGGGAAGGGTCGAGTCAGTCCATCCCGTGATGAGCAAGTCCATGACTTGCGAAGGCGTGTGTGTATGTATGTGTACGCGCGTCACTCGCGCGCATAGCACGAAGGAATGGTTCACATTTGAGATTTCGCATTCTAAGGGGGTGTGGTGCTTCTCGAATGGAGTCCGAGGTATGGGAGGTAGGGGATTGCCGAGATAGTATAGAGATATCCCCCTACCACTACGTAGTAGGGGGTATATCTATAGAAAATAATTGACAAATCCAAATGAAAAAACACGCTTTAACAAAACTTTAACAGCACGTTTTAACAAGGCTTTAACAGAAAATTTTTGTATTCATGTGTGTAGGCGTATGTGTGCGCAGGCAGGGGCGCAGGCGTGCCCGAGCGCAGGCGTGCAGGCGCGAGTGTGTATGTATGTACAGGTGCGCGTGTGTGTGCGTATGTGTGTGCGCGCGTGCATGGGTTGATTCTTCCCACCCTTTTATATATCAACCCCCTACCGAGCGTGTACATGTGAGCGCATACAGGATCTGGCGTGCGCATAATGCACACGTAAGATAGAAACACACTTTAACAAGGCGTTAACACTTTACAGCGAAATAACCCCCTATGTTTGCGGTGTAACCAAAACGAAATACGATGAAAAATTACAACGACAGAACGATTGAACTACTACGTAGGGACATGGAAGCCTTCGACAAGCAAGTGCGTGACTGCGTAGTGTACATGTACGACTCGATTGTGAACCACGAAGTGAATGCAATTACTAAAGACTACCTACCGGTAGTTAAACTGATTGAAATTGTCAATGAAGTTGCCGATGCGCTCGACCTTGTGCATGATGTGTGCAAGGTGACCCATGAGCACCTGTGTCACATGAGCCTAGTGTACTCGTACTGCGACTTTGCACATGGCCATGATACACGAATGGAAGTTGTTTGTGAACTGATTGGAACAATACTCACTGATGAGGTAGAAATGTCCACTCGTTCGATTTACAGCCCTACATTCGAAGTTCTCGATGAAGGCTCACACTTGCAGGTGTACACAGAACACATGGACTGAGCCTACATGATGCACACACGAAGCCCCGCCATTGAGCGGGGTTTTTTTTTGCCCCAATCGAAAAACAACCGTTGCGCGGGGGCATTATGCGCGAGGGGATCAGGCGCGCTCAGACCTGCGCGAGCGTGCATATATACGGGCCTATGCGTTACACATATACGCGAGGCTATTTTAAGCCGTTCTAAGGGCTTTTCTCCTCTTGGGTGGTGTGTTGGTATTGTTGGCGGTAATGGATTCGCTAGGCGTTCTCTTGGGGTGGTCAGTGTGCCTCCAATGGTGGGGCGTGGGGTTGTGGTTTCCTTGTGGGGTTGTGTATGGGCGTGATTTGTTCCCCCCCTCATATGTACGGGGGGCGGGTGGGGGCTGTACGGGTCACCCATGGGGGCGTGTGTGTACTACGTGTGTGCACATAGGCGTGCCGGTGTACGTACGTGCTCGCGTAGGTGCGCTCGTGCTCGTGCACAAACGCCCAAACCTGTGCGCGTGTTCGCTTGTATGCATGCCCCCCCGTTCGTGCGGATGCGTTCGGGTGCGCGCGCGCTGGCGTCCATATAATATATTATCCCCACCAGAAACATTTCTCAGCAATTTTTACGGATCAGGAGTAATGGCCCGTGTTGTTTCAACTGATGTGCCGAATCGATACCCCCATAACAAAACACCCCCCGATAAACGGAGGGTATTTCTTGTCGCTGTAATACGCGAAGCATGCGAAAAATTTGAGCAAATTAGGGGCCCTTTGAAACTTTCTACTGTCTTGTTGTGTTCTGAGTTTCTTCTTTAGTCGTTTTGAATCCACTTACGCTGTTGCTGTGGATTAATAACTTTGTGACCCATAAGTCGTAAGACGGTGGAAAGGTACAAGAAAAAAATGATAAAGTCAATAGTAGTAAATACCCAATCAGTACATAATTTTAAATCCTACGTGTAAGTAGTTTAACTCTCTGTTGATTTGTAGTATGCTTGCTGATGCGTAAAGACGCTTATACAAACGAAGGTCTGCACCAACACGACCAATGATTAGACCCGGATCAAGATTCAGTTTATAAGCAGGCCCACCATATATTATTAATTGATGGATAACATACTCATACTGTAAGAAAGAATAGGTTGCTCCGTGATGACCTTGGCCCATTGCTAGAACACCAATAAACATATTATCATATCCTAACTCCGCAACAACTCCCGTAGCGTGAAGACAAGCAACATAACCAAGTCCTACAGACTTAGGAGCATTGTGTTTAATATGTTTAATCTTATGATAAGGACTGCACTCTTGACCCTTACCCAAGGTCGTCAGCAATATCAGTATCAATAGAATCTTTATCTTCATTAAGCAAAGTCCTCGTATGTAATCCAAACATCTTTGCCGTCAAGCAGTTCGTTGGCTACCTTGGGATACATGTGTTGGTATGCATATGTGCTTTTGCCTATGAAGCCTTTCATGTCTGATGAGTTACCTACTAACAAGCAACCCGCTGTATGCTCATCTGTGTTTCCAATATGTATTAGGATGTATTCAAATCCTGGTACGTCGCGTACCCATAACATACCCTTATGCATATTAGGGAACTTGTCTGAGTATCTACTATGGTGACCACCTACGGTACGCAGGGTAATACGATATGTACCTGCTGGGATCCTGGTTTCACCCATAACCTTCTCGTCACGATGTTCGTCTTCTAATGTAAAGCAGAGGAACTCTCTACCTTCTTTGCTCTCTAGGTACAGTGCTCCAAGAGTGAAGTCGTCTTGGCTGTACATTCTTATTACACGTAGTTCCATAAGGGTAAAGATAGTATATTTGTAATATGAAATATAGAACAGGAGACCCCAAGAAAAAGAAGAAGGCCAAGGTGCGTGGTGTCGATGTAGACAAACTACCAGAGGGACGCATCAAGGAGTACGATACACCTTTCCCCTTCCGTAAACGCAAGAAGAAATGAAACTAAAGAAGACAAACAAGAGCGTTAAGGTAAAAGCACCAGAGGGATACCACTGGATGACAGAGGGTGGACGCCACTTTCTAATGAAGGGCGACTATAAGCCACACAAGGGAGCATCACCAGAGGCGCCATTCAGACTGGTAACCCACGATAAAGGGAAGAGCAGTCCTGCTATGGATGCTGCTCGGAAGGCGAAGAAAGGTTAAACGGTTCTTCACCCCTCATCTTTCTATATAGGCGGGCCACATTGAGCCTGCCTTTTTGTGTCAAGGCATACCGTACCCTGTAATTCATCTTGGTTTCATCTCTAAAGAAATGGTCTTCCATATTTTGGCTCGGTGTGAGTTTATCGAAGTGCTTGTATATCCATCCCTTCTTCATTAATGGATACACGTATCTATCCGCTAACTTCTTATGGCTTCTATTCATAGTCTCTGAAACATAGGATATCGTCCAAAACTCCAGGTCATAGATAAAGAAAAGTAAATCCACCTCAGCCTTTCCCAGATCCATGTTATCCTTCGCATCCCTGTAAAGGAAATGTAGGTTCTTCATACCGTTCTCCTGGATATACTTCTTGTCTATCTTCGAGAACTCTCTAAACTTCTTCTTTCGGCTTACAGTACTTTTGGGCATATCAGTATCTTTGTTAGGTAAAAGTAATACTATGGCATCACTTAGTGGAAATAAAATAAAGGATACGTTTGACAAGTTACTCAAACTTGAGTCAGCGCAACTCTCAGCATCAGAACAAGTAGTAGAAGACGGGGCTGGAAACAACAGTGCGCTCAAACTTTCTACCGACACACTCGAGACTACGGGTGAATTAAAGATATCTGGAACACCCTCTACCTCTACCAGCATTACCAAGGCGCTTATGCTTAGTACATCTGGAGTAGTAGTTACCCGTGACCTCAACACAAACCCAATTGGAACCGCATCTATTACAGCGAATACTCCTCTGTCAGCAACAGGGAGCACGGTTGAACTACAAGATGCAGGAAACTTAGGGCAGATTACATCTCCCGCTAATGCAGACAAATACTTAATCTGGGATGAAACTGCTAGTGCCTATAAATACATAGAGCAAGTAGACCTAGTGAACTCAGTCTCTACTCAAGTAGTTGGCCAGGGTCTTGAAACTTTATATGCAAGACCACAGAGTAGTAACGCTGTACCCACAGTCCTCAACGCTGTGCAGTTCGCAGAAATATTTGGAGACTCTAGTGCTACAGGATCAGTAACAGCAGCAACATCATCTGTAATTTTTGGTTCAGCCAATACTTACATGAGTATTCCAGAAACCGGTATTTCTGACCCTAGAGATAATATCTTAATCAACGAGAAGCAAGGATTCTTTCAGTTGACCGCATCTATAGAGGTTACCTCTACAGCAAACACAGATGTTACTTTCGATATCTATGACTATAGCGCTAGTTTAAAACTCGCAGAAACCTTCAGAACTGTAAAGAACGGTGAGACTTATCACTTGGAGTTCAACGTATTATGGTACAGCGACGGACTAGCAGGATACAAGATTCAACTCAGAGGGTTTGCAGGAAGCAGCGGGGTGGTATACAGCGCTGACAACTCACATCTTGAAGTAAGATTCCTGGGAACAAACACATCTTTCTAATGAACTATAAGCAGAGATACGAGGCATTCCAACTCATAAGGCTTAAACTAGGGGAGATAGAAGAGATAATGGAAGTATATGGAGGAAAGACGCAGTACCTGTCTATGTATTGCTTTGGAATCTTTGTACCAGAGTCAGATCAGGAAGAGGAGAAGTACGAGATGATGACAGGGATGCATATGGCTGCACCAGACGAATACGATTTAATGATAGAAACTGTAGACGAAGTTTTTGAAACACACATCAACGATGAAGAGGATGAGGGTGATTCAAGTAAAATAGACTACTGGCTAAATAAATAGAATGGAACTTATTAGAAAAATCATCATCGGGACTAACCCGAAAGATGCTATGGCTTATTATGTGGGCCAAAGAGCAGGCGATTCAGTTATTGATTCAATCATACAGGACGAAAGATGTTTTGTTAAATACGGAATAAGGCGTTACCTTGTGTACATCTACAACAAAGACGAGGGAACGATGCTTTGGAAGACCGTAGATAACATGCCTGTATTAATTGAACATGACTGCGAATTCTTATGATTGTAATTGACAACTTTATCAAAGACCCTTCCTTTATCAAACAACTAGAGGATAACAAAGACTACCTCTTTGGAGATAACGGATCTTATCACTGGTGGAACGGATGGTGGAACTCATCAGACGATACTATCAAAAAACAACTAATCTCGTATATCTGGAGAGACTATCCACTATACCCTTCAGTAAACCTAGACGGCTTTGAGTATTGGACAGGCCAGTTCGGGGAAGGCATGCCTAATGCAAGTCTTGGTATGCACCTGGATAAAGATGAGGCACTCTGGAAAAGCACTGGGGAGATATCATCTCCGATTGTAGGTACTGTATTCTACCCTGTAGAGATGGATATCGACGGAGGATACCTTGAAGTGTTTTCTAATGGCCCAGAGAAACAGCCGGAGCGCATACGTGCAAAACACAATAGGCTAATCATATTTGATGCAGGAGGAACACACCACAGAGTTACAGAGGTAACACGAGGTACCAGATCTGCTATTGCAATCAACCTTTGGGACAAGAAACCAACAGGAGAACTCAAGGAGGAATGAGATCCCTCTATCACTTTTTAGTACGTGTACCTAAAGTAACCAAGGACACCATGGAGGTCAACGGTGAAGAAATGTATCTCGACACCAAGTTTGACGAGTTCAAACACAGAACCATGGAAGGCGAGGTGGTTGCTCTACCAGCCAAGTTTGATACCAATGTTAAGGTAGGAGACACTATGTATTTCCATCACCACGTTGTGCTTGGTGGTAACCACATGATGATGAACGAGGAAACAGTTCAGTTAGAAGAAACTAAGAAGCGTGGTCAATTCATAGACCCAGACGACGACGTATACGTTGTACACTATGGAGGTAACTTAGATCCTATATCCTGTCAAGCCTACGCGTATAAATGCCAGGACACAGGAGAGATAGAGTTGATTAGTGACTGGATATTCATTACTCCAGAACCAGAGGAAGAGCAAGAGGAAACGATAAAGAGTGACATCATCGAACTCATACCCAAGGCTAACCCGCCAAAAGAAAAGAAAGGTTACATCAGATGGTCTTCACCTAAGTTGAAGGAACTAGAATTAAACCCTGGAGACAAGGTGCTGATCAGGAAGAACTCGTCCTATGAGATGGAGGTGAATGGAGAGAAGTTATGGAGAACCTATTTACAATCAATTCATGGCAAGATCAAAGAAGTATAACAACATAGATACCGCTGTAAACCTAATGCAGGCGATGCAGATTGCAATAGAGAATATGATACAGGAAATACAAAAGCCTGTAGACCAGGAACTTAGTGGCTCCCAAAGAAAAGCCGAGTTGCAATCTATAAAACAAACAGCGGTAGATGCTAAAGAACTTATTGTTGAAAGAGAAAGACTCGAACAACTTATCAGAGGTCTTAAGAAAGACGGAGAAATTAAAGAGGAAAGAGATTACTCGGGAGGATTCGCAGAGCAATACTCAAAGTAATCAAGTCTTCATATACTGGGATTACTAAATGGCAGGACTCGTAGAGATAGAAGGTGATACCGTAGTCAACATATGTCCTGACAAAACCCAGGGAAAAGTCAGGCTATGCTTTGACTTACCCATACAGTTACCAAAGCGGCCTCGCAAAAAGGACATACTATTTCACGACAAGCCAAAGGAAGAACAGCACTGGCAACGCACACCATTACCAGACGAACTCAAAAGAGTAAAGTCTATGGAAGAGTGGATGTCTATGCCGGAGTCGTTTAGAAACAAACACACCCCCTACATTAGTGAAGAATACAAGAGACGCAGAAATGGAGTATGGTTTTACAACAACGGGGTACCTACCTATATTACCGGAAACCACTACTTTTTCTTACAGTGGTGTAAGATTGATATCGGATACCCATCCTACCTTGATTTTCAAAGAGAACTATTCGTACACCTTGACGCTTGCGTAGCAGACCCGAGATGTGTTGGACAGGTATATGTAAAGTGTCGTAGATCTGGATACACAAACATGTCGGCATCAGTGCTTGTAAACGAAGGAACACAGGTTAAAGAGAAACTACTGGGCATCATGTCTAAGACAGGTACCGATGCACAGGAAAATATATTCATGAAGAAGGTGGTGCCTATATATAAGTCATTGCCTTTTTTCTTTAAACCTATTCAAGATGGTACTACCAATCCCAGAATGGAACTCGCCTTTCGTGAGCCATCAAAAAGAATTACCAAAAAGAACAAAACCTCATCAAGAGGTGAGGCTCTTAATACAATTATTAACTGGAAGAACACAACCAACAATGCCTATGATGGTGAGAAACTACACATCTTGTATTTGGATGAGGCTGGTAAGTGGGAAAAAGGTAATGATATACGAGAAGCATGGCGAATACAAAGAACTTGTTTGCTTGTAGGTAGAAAGATTGTAGGTAAAGCATTGGTAGGAAGCACTGTTAATCCCCTAGACAGAGGAGGTCGGCAGTATAGAGAACTGTACTACGCAAGTAATGTAAATGACAGAAATGAAAACGGTAGAACAAAGAGTGGTTTGTATGGGTGTTTTATACCAGCATACGATGCCTTGGAAGGTTTCTTCGACAAACATGGCATGCCAGTCGTTGAGGATTTAGAAAAAAATATTATAGGACTAGAGGGTGAGTATATAAGCCTAGGTTCAAAGACTTACTTAAAGAATGAAAGAAAAGGTTTATCTGGAGACTCTTACGAACTAAACGAGGTTATACGCCAGTTCCCTTTTACAGAAGCCGAAGCGTTTAGAGATAGTGCAAAGGCATCTCTGTTTAACGTACAAAAGATATACGAACAGGTAGAGTACAACGAGGATTTGTTCCCGAACCCTGTGGTTGTAGGAAACTTTGTTTGGGCGCTAGGGCAGAAGGATACAGAGGTAGTGTTTAGTCCTGATCCTAACGGAAGATGGAGGGTAGCATGGATGCCACCTGTAGAGTTAAGGAATAAAAAGAAACCAGAGAACGCCTGGTTAGGATGTGCTGGAGTAGATAGTTATGATATAGATGCAACAGTGGATGGGAGAGGATCTAAAGGTGCTTGTCATTTCTTTAACAAATTCAACCTTGAGTACCCATCGAATATGTTTGTAGCAGAGTACGCTTCAAGACCACCATTAGCAAAGATTTTTTATGAAGACATATTAATGGCATCCAAGTTTTATGGGTACCCTGTTTTGATTGAGAATAACAAATACGGAATCGCAAGACACTTTGAATCAAGAGGTTATGACCACTTCTTGCTAGACAGACCGGCTCACCTTACATCGAATTACGGCAGCAAAACAAAAACTAAAGGTATACCATCCAACTCACAAGACGTCATACAAGCGCACGCACAGGCTATAGAATCTTTTATACACGCGAACGTCGGTCTAAACGAGCAGACACTAGAGTACGGAAAGATGTACTTCGAGAGAACCCTAGAGGACTGGGTAAACTTTAAGATAGACGATCGTACAAAATATGACCTTTCTATATCAAGCGGACTAGCCCTTCTTGCGGCTCAAGGTCATAGGCCCGAAAAGCCAAAATCAGATTTCAATAGTAAGCAGTTCTTCCGTAAAGGTCAGATAATTATACGAAAATAATAAGAGGTATATTTGCAACAGTAGCAATCTAAAGTATGGACAACGAATACACAAATGGACAATCCTCATTTCCAGATCCTTTATCTGGTGTTGAGGAGAAGATGTCTAAGCAATATGGTCTGCAATATGCAAAGGCTATGTTTGCGCAATGGATTGGAAGTGACTATCAAAACTCATTGTATGGAAGACGCAACAGCGAAATGGAACGCTGTAGAGATTATGCGCAAGGAACACAAGACACATCTATCTATCGTCAGATATTAAACTCTCTCGACAACAACAATGGTGATGGAACATTGATGACGCTAGACTATACGCCAGTTCCTATTATACCTAAGTTTGTTAAGATTGTTGTAAACAAAATTCTTTCAAAAGAACCATACCCTCAGATTGAGGCCATTGACCCCCTTTCAAGAACAGAGAAGGATAAGAAGAAAAACGCTACCGTCTTGCGTATCGAGAATCGAGATATGATTGAGGAAGCGAAGTCACTAGGCCTGCGTGTTAAACAAGACCCTGGACAACTACCAGACACACCAGAAGAAACTGAGATATTCTTAGACACAAACATTAAGACGGACGCAGAAATCTCTGCTCAGATTGCTACTGAGATGACATTGAAGTGGAATGACTTTAATCAATCTATATACCGTCGCTGTGTTGAAGACCTAGCAACTCTTGGTATGGGTGTTGCTAAAAGAAGCAATGACCCCAACTATGGAATCAACGAGGAGTATGTTGACCCAAAGAAATTTATACACAACTATACAGACGACCCAACATTCTCTGACCTAACCTATGCTGGTCATTTTAAGTACATAACAATCATGGACTTAAAGCGCATTGCTGGTAACCAGTTTACAGAGCAAGAGTATGAGGAGATTGCTAAGACTGTAATGAACAAGTATGGGAACAACCCTACTCAGTTCTCTACAACAGGATCTGGTTACGACAGACCCGGTACAAGATATCGCCAAGGATATGATGAGTACAAGATAGAGGTAATGGACTTTGAGTTTATGTCTGTTGATGATATCATATACGAGAAGAAAGAGTCGGCATACGGAAACATAGGTTTCTATTTTAAAGGAAACGAATATAACGCACCTCAGCAATCTGTATACAACAGAGAAGCAATATACATGAAGAACGCTACGGTATATGGCGGCACTTACATTGTGGGTACAGAGAAGTTGTATAACTACGGGCCAAAGAAAAATATACCTAAGAACGTACATGATATTTCACGTGCTCGTTTATCATATAGTATTGTAGCAACTAACATCCGTGGGATGATACCTAAGTCAATGGTATCCTCTGTTATAGGGTTTGCTGACATGCTCCAGATTACACACTTGAAACTTCAGCAATCTATTGCTAAAGCAAAACCAGATGGACTCATCATTGATATTGAAGGGTTAGAGAACGTACAACTAGGACGCGGTGGTGAACTACAGCCATTAGAGATTCAAGACATCTACGAACAAACTGGTGTGTTCTATTACCGTAGCAAGAATCCAGAGGGAGGTTTTCAGAACCCACCCGTCAGAGAGATAGGTAATAATATTAGAAACATACAAGAACTTGTTTCTCTTTACAATCACTACCTACGAATGATAAGAGATGCCACTGGTATCAATGAGGTTATGGATGGAACCACTCCGAAAGGAGAAGCCTTAGTAGGTGTAAACCAAATGGCAGTGCAGGCTGGAAATAACGCTATATACGACATCACTAATGCCGCGATGGTTCTTTACCAAAAGGTGTGTGACGATATTGTTCGCTGTCTACAGGTAATACCACCAGATAGTATATTATATAAAGTATATACAAATGCCGTGGGAGAAACCAATATGGCTGTGCTTAGTTCTTTTGATAACCTATCTATGTACAACTTCGGCGTGGTGGTTGTTACTGAGATGAACGAAATGGACAAGCAATACCTAGAACAAAACATACAGATTGCTCTTGGACAAAAAGAAATTGACCTTGAAGATGCGATTGCCATTCGTCAGATTAAAGACGTGGAACAAGCAGAGAGACTCTTGGTGGTTCGCAGAAAGAAAAGAATCAAACAACAACAAGAGATGATGGCGCAGCAGGCTCAGATTCAGTCTCAATCAAATCAGCAAGCCTCACAGGTAGCCGCTCAAATGGAGATGCAGAAAAAGCAACTCGAAGCCCAAATCGAAGCACAGCGGATTCAATTAGAGACGGAAGCCAAAGCGCAACTCATACAACTAGAGTATCAGTTCAAAATTCAAATCGAACAACTTAAAGGAGAGTATGGCGTAGTTGAGCAACAAGTGGAAAGCGGAGTTCGTATGCAGGCTGATGCTGAATCAGAAAATCGTAAAGATCAGAGAATAGATAAACAAGCGTTGGCTCAAAGTAAACTGATTGCTCAACGCCAAGGCGAACGCCCACCTCTTAGTGAGGATATAGTAACCAACCTAACAATATCATAAGATGTCTTGCTCCTGCTCAACAAGCCAATGTTCCTGTGGAGACCCCACAAACGTAAATTTGAATAACGCTGCACAAGTAAATATATGTGCCCGTCGCGGTGATACTTTTCAATTAGACGCCCAAGTAAAGGACTCTGATGGAACGGCATTAGACCTAACACTGTACACGTATAAAATGGAAGTCAGAGAGTATGATGACGGCCCATTAATTATACCTAGTACAGACATAACAATTAGCGGCACCAATGTTGGTGCTTTAACTATTTCTATTTCCGCTACAGATATGCAGGTAGAGCCCGGTACTTATGTGTACGGCCTGCAGGCTACACTGATTTCAGACTCTAGTGTAGACACATGGTTCTATGGAACCTTTGATGTAGTGCAGGATATAGTGCAATAACAAAACAAAACCAATGGCCTGTAAAATAGATGTCACTGTAGAAAACGGATCTGGACTTGTCTTTGACTTGACGATACCTCCTTGTACAACTATCCTTGTTACAAAGGGAGATGTCAAGCAACTTCCTGGTGCGAAGGGCGCTAAGGGTGACAAAGGTGACAAAGGTCAGAAAGGTGCTCAAGGTGAAAAAGGATCTGAGGGCGCTAAGGGTGTTGAAGGTGATAAGGGCGCTGAAGGTGCGAAGGGACAAAAGGGCGCTCAAGGAGAAAAGGGTGAAGAGGGTTCTAAAGGAGAAGAGGGTTCTAAAGGAGAAGAAGGAGCCAAAGGCCAGAAGGGTATAGATGGAGCCAAAGGCGAACAAGGAGAGAAGGGTCAAAAAGGTCTCGACGGAAATGGTGATAAAGGTGCCCAAGGAGATAAGGGTGCACAGGGAGATAAGGGTCAAAAGGGACAGACTGGTGACAAAGGTGAACAAGGAGAAAAGGGTGGCCAAGGTGACAAAGGTCAGAAAGGTATTGACGGCGACAAAGGTGAACAAGGAGACAAAGGCCAGAAAGGTATAGACGGAGACAAGGGTCAAAAGGGACAGACTGGTGACAAAGGTGAACAAGGGGATAAAGGTGAACAAGGAGATAAAGGTGAACAAGGAGACAAGGGTGAACAAGGAGATAAAGGTGAACAAGGAGATAAGGGTGAACAAGGAGACAAGGGTGAACAAGGCGATAAAGGCCAGAAGGGTGAACAAGGCGATAAAGGCCAGAAGGGTGAACAAGGAGACAAGGGTCAAAAAGGTCTTGATGGAAATGGAGACAAAGGTCAGAAAGGCGAGCAAGGAGACAAAGGAGAACAAGGTGACAAGGGTCAGAAAGGCGAGCAAGGAGACAAAGGAGAACAAGGTGACAAGGGTCAGAAGGGTATAGACGGAGACAAGGGTCAGAAGGGTATAGACGGAGACAAAGGTCAGAAGGGTACTGATGGCGACAAAGGTCAGAAGGGTATAGACGGAGACAAAGGTCAGAAGGGTATTGATGGCGACAAAGGTCAGAAGGGTACTGATGGCGACAAAGGAGCCCAGGGCGATAAAGGCGAACAAGGAGATAAAGGACAGAAAGGTACCGACGGAGATAAAGGTCAAAAAGGTATTGACGGTACCAAAGGTGCACAAGGAGATAAAGGAGATAAAGGACAGAAAGGCGATAAGGGCCAGAAAGGAACAACGGGAGATAAAGGTGCGCAAGGAGCATCAGGTGAAGAAGGAGACAAGGGAGATAAAGGTGACAAAGGAAATAAAGGTACACAGGGTGGTGGTGGTGCTGCCGGAGCGCAAACCGACCTATACTACAAGGCAGCAGTATTCACTAACGGTGGCAACAATCCTGTATCGCCTTCTTCAATTACCTCTGGTACATTATACATAGAGACACATCAAATAACTGGTGGTGGTACAATGAACCTAGCCAACGATGGAGTTCACAATTTAGGTTTCTCTTCCGATGCCTACTTAGCGTACACAGGCGTTTTGTCGTCTCTTACTACAAACGCTGTCAACATGTACTTGAACTCTGTGGCTAACCGCTGGTCTGACTATGCTATAGATGATCCAATCATATACCTAAAGTTTAAGAACCTTTCACAAGACGCTTCTTTTACTGCTGTTGTAGTAAAGGATAATTCGAGTTTCACCAATAGTAATTCATTCACAAATGGTGAAGGTTTTGGTGAGTTTTTAAACAATAACACAACCATCACAAGTGGCGATAACTTCTACATAATAGATCAAGACGGTGATATTGACGATGACGATATTATCCAACTGTACTCTGTTGAAATTTCCGGAAGAAGTCTCAAGGGTGACCAAGGTGACAAGGGTCAAAAGGGACAGACTGGTGACAAGGGTCAGAAGGGTATAGACGGAACCAAGGGTGCGCAAGGAGACAAGGGTCAGAAGGGACAGACTGGTGACAAGGGTCAGAAGGGCCAGACAGGTACTTCTGGACAAGAAGGTGATAAGGGTGCACAGGGAGATAAAGGTGAAAAAGGTCAGAAAGGTATAGACGGAACCAAAGGCGCTCAAGGAGATAAAGGACAAAAAGGTGCTACAGGTACTTCTGGGCAAGAAGGAGATAAAGGTGCACAAGGAGATAAAGGCGCTCAAGGAGATAAAGGTGCGCAAGGAGACAAGGGCCAAAAAGGACAGACTGGAGACAAAGGCCAGAAAGGTATCGATGGTACTAAAGGTGCTCAAGGTGATAAGGGAGAAAAGGGACAGAAGGGTATCGATGGTACTAAAGGTGCACAAGGTGAGAAGGGCGCGACAGGTACTTCTGGGCAAGAAGGAGATAAAGGTGCACAAGGAGATAAAGGACAAAAAGGTGTCGATGGAACCAAGGGCGCTCAAGGGGATAAAGGACAGAAAGGTGCTACAGGAACATCGGGTCAACAAGGTGACAAAGGTGCTACAGGAGATAAAGGTGCGCAAGGAGATAAAGGCCAAAAAGGACAGAAGGGTCAGAAGGGTGAAATAGGTGAGAAAGGAGACCAAGGCGCTGAAGGAAAAGGTGGTGCAAAAGGTATCGCCGGAGATAAAGGACAAAAAGGACAGCAAGGCGATAAAGGTCAGAAAGGTGCAACAGGTACTTCTGGACAGCAAGGCGACAAAGGCGCAACAGGCGATAAGGGACAGACTGGTGAAAAAGGTCAGAAGGGTATCGATGGTACTAAAGGCGCACAGGGAGCAAAAGGTGCAACAGGAACTTCTGGACAACAAGGCGATAAGGGGGCTCAAGGAGATAAAGGCCAAAAAGGTCAGAAAGGTGAACAGGGTACTGCTGGTACTGATGGTGACAAAGGACAGAAGGGCGCCACAGGAACCTCTGGACAGCAAGGTGACAAAGGTGCACAAGGTGCTAAAGGAGACCAAGGTGAACAAGGAACCAAAGGAGAAAAAGGAACAGCGGGCGATAAGGGACAAAAAGGTATAGATGGAACTAAAGGTGCTCAAGGAACTAAAGGAGAAAAAGGCACTGCTGGTGACAAAGGACAGACTGGAGATAAAGGGCAGAAAGGTGCAACAGGTACTTCTGGACAGCAAGGCGACAAAGGTGGACAGGGCGACAAGGGTGAGAAAGGTCAGAAAGGTATAGATGGAACCAAGGGTGCCCAAGGAGAGAAAGGCCAGAAGGGTATAGATGGAACCAAAGGTGTTGCTGGAGACAAAGGTGAGAAGGGTCAAAAAGGTATAGACGGTACCAAGGGTGCTCAAGGAACCAAAGGTCAAAAAGGTGCAACAGGTACCTCTGGTCAACAAGGAGACAAAGGTGCACAAGGAGATAAAGGACAAAAAGGACAAAAGGGTATAGACGGTACCAAGGGTGCTCAAGGAGACAAAGGTCAGAAAGGTGCACAGGGTACTGCTGGTACTGATGGTGACAAAGGACAGAAGGGTATCGATGGCACTAAAGGCGCACAAGGAGATAAAGGTGCACAGGGAGCAAAAGGTGCAACAGGAACTTCTGGACAGCAAGGTGACAAAGGTGCACAAGGTGATAAGGGTCAGAAAGGCGCACAGGGTACTGCTGGTACCGATGGAGACAAAGGTGCACAGGGAGCAAAAGGTGCAACAGGTACCTCTGGTCAACAAGGAGATAAAGGTGCTCAAGGTGATCAAGGTGATAAGGGTCAGAAGGGGGCGCAAGGCACAGCGGGTACCGATGGTTCCGATGGTGCTAAGGGTGCACAGGGCCAGAAGGGGGCACAAGGTGGTGCTGGTACCGATGGTGCTAAAGGACAAAAAGGTGCTCAAGGTGGCGCTGGTACTGATGGTGATAAAGGTGCTCAAGGAGACAAGGGGCAGAAAGGTGCAACAGGAACTTCTGGTCAACAAGGAGATAAAGGTGCACAAGGCGATAAGGGACAGAAGGGTGCACAGGGTACTGCTGGTTCCGATGGGGCTGATGGTGCTAAAGGACAGAAAGGTCTTGCTGGTTCAGATGGTTCTGATGGTAGCAAGGGTCAGAAGGGTGCACAAGGTAATGCAGGTAACTCTGGTACCGCTGGTGATAAAGGTGCTCAAGGCGCTAAGGGTGCGCAAGGAGATAAAGGACAGAAGGGTGCTCAAGGTACCGCGGGTTCTGATGGTTCTGATGGAGCAAAAGGAGCGCAAGGACAAAAGGGTGCTCAAGGTGGCGCTGGTACAGATGGTTCCAAAGGACAAAAAGGTGCTACAGGTACTTCTGGTGCAGGTGGCGACAAAGGACAGAAAGGCGCACAAGGTGGTGCTGGCTCTGATGGTTCTGACGGGGCTAAGGGTCAGAAAGGTGCTCAAGGTGGTGCAGGTTCGGATGGTTCAAAAGGTGCACAAGGACAAAAAGGTGCACAGGGTGGTGCCGGAACAGACGGAGATAAAGGACAGAAAGGTGCACAAGGAACAGCGGGATCGGATGGTTCAGATGGTTCTAAGGGACAGAAAGGTGCACAAGGTAATCCAGGTACTTCTGGTGCAGGCGGTGACAAAGGACAAAAGGGACAAAAAGGTGCACAAGGCACGGCTGGTTCTGATGGTTCGGATGGGGCCAAGGGTGCTCAAGGTGGTGCTGGTACAGACGGTGATAAAGGGCAGAAAGGTGCACAGGGTACTGCGGGCTCCGATGGCTCTGATGGTGCTAAAGGTGCACAGGGTACTGCTGGTTCTGATGGCTCGGATGGTTCGAAAGGACAAAAGGGTGCGCAGGGTAATCCAGGTTCTTCTGGTACTGGCGGTGACAAAGGACAAAAGGGACAAAAAGGTGCGCAAGGTACTGCTGGTTCAGACGGTTCAGATGGATCTAAAGGTGCTCAAGGTACCGCGGGTTCTGATGGCTCTGATGGATCTAAGGGACAGAAAGGTGCATTAGGCCCAGTAGGGGGTTCTAATACACAGGTCTTATACAACAACAGTGGTAGTGCTGCAGGTAGTGCAGACATGGTGTTTAATAACAGTACAGGTTTGCTAACAGTAGAAAGACTGTCAGTTGGATTGTCAGCAACTACGCCGAGTACTGATGGTGTCATTCACGCAGAAAACGATGTAGTCGCATTTGCTACTTCAGATAAAAGGTTTAAAGAAAATGTCAAGCCTATTGAGTCGGCTCTCGATAAACTCCATAAAATTAATGGTGTAAGATTTGACTGGATAGAGAATGAAGAGTTGCATCCAAACAGCGGACATGATGTAGGTGTTATTGCACAGGAACTTTTAGAAGTATTACCAGAGGTTGTGACCCAAAGAAGCAACGGGTACTACGCTGTTAAATACGAAAAGATTATTGCGCTGTTGATTGAAGCCATAAAAGAGATAGATAATAATCGCCCTAAATAAACAAGCATGGCCCTAGGAACAACCAACATTTCTATTAGAGATATCTACACAGAGATGGGGAAGGCTGATAGCGCTAATCAGTCATTAGCCGAATTACGCTTTGGGGTAAACGATATTTACAATCAGTCTTTTGCTACTACCGATACTGCGACGAACATAAAAATTGACCCGTTCAAGAGTTATGATAGTTTGGGTATGAAGTTTAGGTATCATCCTCCAAACGAGTATGAAACCTATAGAGATACTTCTACAACTCTTCTTGGGCCAGGACTATCTTTAAATAATAATGGAACAAGCACGGGTGACAATACAGGCGTGTTGTCTTTCGATGGGTCAAATGATTTCTCATACTTTGACGGCGTAGGTAGTGGAACAGCATATAAACAAAATCCAAGCGGGTACGCAACGATTTGCTTTTGGATAAAAGTAGAATCACTCCCTTCTAACAATACAAACTTTCTTACAACAGATGCCACGGGTCAAGGGAACAACAGTCCCTACAAAGGATTCCACTTTAACTTAAGACCCGATGGACAGATTCGTCCGGTGCGCGGTGATGGTACGGGTTCGGGTTCGGGAGATCGCCGTAGTTTTGGTACATCCTGGACATTGCAAACAGGAAGATGGCAGTTGTGTGCGTTTATATTATCTAACAGCGTCAACTCAGCGAGCAGTTCAACAAACTGGGCTTATACTTTTTACAACGGAGGACAAGCAAGCGGAATGACTTTCTTAAGCGGATCAGGAGGAGCAATGTCATTCGATAGCGGAAGCGGTTCTGTTGATGCGTTGTATTTGTCTATGGGTCAAAACTCAAGATATTTCAATGGACAGATTGGTCACATGTGGGTTTTTGATGAAGCCCTATCTGAGGAAGACATTACCACTCTTAATGAATCCACTTTATCATATTACTGATGACACGAGACGAGTTTATTTCTGGTACAGTATTCAAGTTCGAAGAGGGCGATACCGATTCCTATCACTACGACGGTCATGGGCTCGTGGGCGATGTTCCTTATGTATTGGTTTCAACTGGAGATGAGGCGATTACCATTCAAATAAAGGAAGAGGAACAAAACATTTTATACTCTACATTAGACAAGGTGGGTTAGATGTTGTATCTTGAGTGATACAAATTTAATTCAATGGACATTAAAACTTATGTCGTAGATGACTTCTATGATAATGTGGATGACGTTCGGAACTTTGCGCTTGAACAATCGTTTGACCAAAAGGGAAACTACCCTGGTGCCAGAACAAAGTCGTTCTCTACAGATAGCACAAAGGCTACAATCGAATGTATAGTCAGCCCTCTGCACGGCCCTATAACCTATTGGTCAGATCAGGGTTACAATGCAGCATTCCAAATAACAACAGCGAAAGACAGGTCTTGGATTCACTATGATGGTGGAACCCAATGGGCTGGCGTGTTGTATCTAACACCAGATGCACCATTGTCTGGAGGCACTGGATTCTATAAACATAAAGCAACAGGGCTTCTAGAGCCGGCTACGCCTGGTGAAGATGCAGCGTGGGATAACCAGGCGCAGGATGTGACTAAATGGGAATTAGCAAGTAGCATTGGTAACGTATACAACAGATTAATACTCTACAAGGGTAGTTTGTTTCATACCTCCATGGATTACTTTGGTAATGACCTTTATACGGGTAGGTTGTTTCAAACATTCTTTTTTAATACACAACGATGAAAATAGTAATACACGCAGGATACTACGCTGAACCATGGGACTCAAACACAGAGGGATTGGGAGGCACAGAACAATGTATAGCGAATCTAGCCAAGCAGTTTGCCGCTGTTGCGAATAACTCGGTATACGTTGTAGGTATGGTAAAAGAACGACACGACAAATACCTTGGTGGTGGAGATGTATACTATACACCTCTAGAGAATGTAAGCGATGTTGGAACTCCAGATGTTTTAATAGGTGTGGCTTATCTACATTACTTAAAATATTATGACGTAGGCCCAGAAACTAAAAAGATATTTTGGCTACACAACGAACTCCCTTACTACTGGTATCAAGGTGAGCGCATGACGGATAACGACATACAGCGGGCTTACAATGAAACAGAGGTGATTGTCTGTGTAACGAACTGGCATAAAGAAGTTTTCTCTATTCAAGAGAAGGCTGTGATACACCCAGATAAAATCAAGGTTATAGGCAATGGTATAAGTGTAAGCAATGTCGCGCCAGTTTCTAAGAAAGAGCCAGGATCTTATGTATACACCTCGCATCCAGAAAGAGGGTTAGACAGAGTTCTAGATGACTGGGAACTTAAGTATTCAACAGGCTCAAATAAACTTCACATATCTACACCTTCTTATGGATTGAAGTATTATGAAAAGCATTTCGCAGAGCGTGTAGAGCAAATGCAAAACGTAATCTATCACGGTAACCTTTCTGTAACAAAACTGTACGCACTATTGTCGCAAATGGAAACCTGGTATTACCCAACAGAATACAATGAAACATTTTGTATTACTGCGTTAGAGATGTTAGCACACAAGGTTCTTCCGGTTGCAAACCCAATCGCTGGACTAGAGGAAACGCTCAATGGATTTAACAAAGAGATACAAGACTGGACAGCGGTAGAGAAGTATATACAGACCAAAGACTGGGGTAAGGTAAAAGAGGAATGGTATGGCCTTATAGAAAACATACCTTCACTTACTGCAAAGGACTCTATTGATTACTCTAATCTAGAGAACACACCTCCCCTTCCTTTTGTAGACATGACGTACATCATTACCCTCCATCCCGAGAAGGAGCAAGAACTACGTAATCGATTTATGGAGTTTGGAATGATGAGTCCTGTAACGATATTCCATGGAACCAATGGGCATACCGGGGAGAACATGCCTACTGACTACGAGGTTTGTAATCATTGGAAAATAGATGGTCATAAAAATAAATGGTGGGACAGAAATGTTTTGCCGGGAGAAGCAGGCACATCTCTTTCTCATTGGAGATTATGGAAGGATGCTTATGAAAAGGGTTATGAGAAGATACTAATCTTAGAAGATGACTTTGAGGTAACAAGGAAGTTTAACAAAGAGGAATTGGAGACAGACTATGATTGGACTCTGTTCTACCTGTCTTGTAATTTTGTTGAGAAGCCAGAGGTTCTTTCTGAGAATCATGTAAAGCCAAAACTAACTTACTGTACTCACTCTTATATACTTACCCGTGAGGGAATACGCTTGTTGCTAGAGCAAAACTTTAATCATTACATATTTCCTATTGACGAGTTTGTTAGTGCAACATTTACAGAACATCCTAGAGGTGATCTGGGATACATCACTAGAGATACACGCGCTATTGCATTAGCAAAAAACAAGCACATGTTTAAACAAAAAGACCAGGAATCTATGGGACACAATGTATTTGATTATACGAAGAGTTTTTTGAGAAACATACCTTACGATGAGTTCGTGGAAAAGTTCTTGACATACAGCGCAAAGTTGAAGAAGTTTGACTTGATAGTAGATGAGCCTATACCGGACGTCTTTACGTTTCCGTTATTCACAGAGGAGTTTTGTGACTTAGTAATCAAAGAGGCAAATGCTTCTGGAAAGTGGACGAAGGACAGACACGAATATTATCCCGCTACAGATATGCTGATTAGTGAACTAGGCTTGCACTGGTACTATGAAAGAATACTAAAAGAATATGTGTACCCGGCAGCAATACATTTATGGCAACTAAGTGGTAAGGGATGGAATGTAATGAATACTGAAACCTTTATTATAAAATACGAAGAGTCTGTACAAGGACATCTTGACCTGCATCACGATGCTGCAGACATATCTTGTGTGCTTGCTCTTAACGACGGGTATGAAGGAGGAGGAACTTATTTTAGTAGACAGAGTGCCCTGCATAAAGGGAAGGTTGGACACATAGCGATTCACCCATCTCAAGTCACACACCTTCATGGAGCAAGACCTGTGGTTAAGGGAGAGCGATATGTGCAAGTATCGTTCTGTAAAAGACCATAGCATGAGACACTTTGTAGACCTAACAACAGAACAATTAAGGTTGCTTTATATACTAATACCATCGCACCACATGGAAAGCGAAAAGGTTATGGAGATAGTGAAGAAACTTGAGACCCACCTCGCTGTACCAGGGGTCAAACGATAATGCTTATATTTGCTTTATGGCAAAAAGTAAGTATGCAAATTTTCTAAAGCGTCACGGTTTAAAAGGATTTAACAAGCCTAAGCGCACACCAGATCACTCTAAGAAGTCTCACGTTGTTGCGGCAAAAGAAGGAGATAAGGTTAAACTTATACGCTTCGGAGAACAAGGGGCGTCAACAGCGGGCAAACCAAAGTCTGGTGAGTCTGATCGCATGAAGAAGAAGCGTGCATCATTCAAAGCCCGTCATGCTAAAAACATTAATAAAGGAAAGATGTCTGCCGCTTACTGGGCTAATAAAGTAAAGTGGTGATGGTAAAGAAGTATAGAAAAGGAGGCAAGTCCAAAGTAAACGAGGCGGGTAATTACACTAAGCCTTCTATGCGTAAGCGTATATTCAATAGGATAAAAGCAGGAACCAAAGGAGGTAATGCAGGGCAGTGGTCTGCACGTAAAGCACAAATGTTAGCCAAAGCATACAAGGCAGCAGGAGGTGGATACAAAAACTAATGGCGCTTAAGAAATCACAAGAGTCCTTAAAGAAATGGACAAAGCAAAAGTGGAGAACCTCTGACGGAAGTAAGTCGGAAGGGAAGAAGCGCTATCTACCAGACGCTGCATGGAAGGCGTTGTCACCAGCAGAGAAAGCCGCAACCAATAAAGCGAAAGCAGAGGGTAATAAAAAGGGAAAGCAATTCGTTGCTCAACCAGATAAAATTAAGAAGAAGGTAAAGAAGTACCGATCATAA